GGATAATCTCATGGCCCCAAATCGTTCCAGGAGCACCTTCTCTAACAGAGGGAGACCAGAGGAATCGACCATCGGAATCCTTGAGCTTCATGACCAAGGTTTCCGTTGATGGGTTCATCAAGAACTTGCCACCTGCACGCCCACTTGCAGGAACAAGCGCACGTAGATCAGCCAAGTCTTCGAAGGACACCGCTAATGTTACAGCGGTGTCAACCGTGTTTGTGATACCCCCCAAGAGGCTTGTAGGCCCTTTAGCGTCTGTCCCTAACACCGCAGCAATCTCAGCAGCGTTAGCAAACGCTTGACCAAGCTTAGTAGCTAGGTAGTTCGGAAGATTGATCTCACTGTCATCAAGAAGCTCTTCGTGGACTTTGACCAGTTTGCCAAGGTTGAAGATGTCGATGTTAGCGTTAGCAATGGTGCCATCGTTTTCTGCGTAGGCATCGCCTGGATTTCGGTAACCAGCGGTACCAATTGTAGCTTCAACAACGTATTTGCGTTGTCCGCCTAGCGTCTGTCGACCGATCTCACTGATAAGCCCATTCGTAGAGTATAGGAGCTCCACGACTTTGTTCATAAAGTCGCGGTGCACCACTGGTGCACCTGTGTTAGCGTCTGAGTATCCCCAAGCACGGAATTCATCGGGAATGCTGCGCTTTACTTCCTCTGCTTCCGAAGAAGACTTGGAGCGCAGGTAGTCGCTAAACACTTTCGCATAGTCATCACTAGCAAAGTAAACACTTGCCCTTTGCTGCTCTGTTGATTCGTCCCTAATCTCAGGAACGTCTGCACTGCGAACGTCTTCTGTTAGGCTAGGTGCGCCTTTGGTCGCGTCTTCGGTTGCCTCAAATGCCGCGATCTTTGCATCTTCAGCGCGTAGGATCGAGCGGAGGGAGTCCAATTCTTTCTGAATCTTCTCAAGCTTATTCTCTTCATCCGCTGTATTGCTTCGCGATTCTGTCACCGCTAACTGGAGCACGTCGGCCTTAGCCTTCGATACTTCCGCTACTTTGTTTGCCGCCTCATTACGAGAGCGGATCATGTCGTTTTTATCCATTTGTAATTTTTTTAGATGTTACGTTAGTTCCTGCGTTGTTGAGCTTCGGCTCGGTTAAATTATTCCAATTACTGCCAATAGCAGAAGGGACCTAGCACTACTTTCGCAAGGATTGCACTGCCGATGTCGTTAGGGTGACTACCATCGTTAGTCATGGTTGGGCCTGTCTTCGAGCTTGCAGTAGTTGCGGCGGTAATGTCACCGTAGATAGCCCTGCCTGCGTCTACCCATCTACGAACGCTATTGATAAAGACTGCTTCGGGGTGGTTGTCCATGACCCAAGCTTGAGCCCAGTCGAAGCGGTCTAGCGCGTTGTTTACGACTCCATCGGAATTGTCCGCAAAAACGAACTCACCGTCAGGGTCTAACCCATTGAAGTTGACTGCAATGCTCGGGGTCCACATCCCAATTTCAGGGACCGTGTAACCCAGATCAGCAGCACGACGCTTTAAACTCAACTCGTAATCCTGGCGGAACACATAGTCGTTTACCAAACGCTGCCAGCGATCATGGGTTGGGTAGGCCGTCGCACCAGATGCTCCATCGTTGTGGATAGGGATCTCCATGTAGATCAGATCCGGCTCGAATCCGTGAACCTCGTTGTCTGCAAATCTTGGAAGGCCATTTGAAGTCTCAGCTTGGGTGTTGTGGCTTCCGCGCGCTGCATTGATGTAAGTAATCATTGCGGGACGACGGCTCCACTCATGTCCCCAATAAAGCAGCCTGCCAGCTCCATTGGCGGTAAAGGTGACGGTTTTCGCTATGGCTCGTGTGTCAGCGCCAGTAAATTTAGTGCGGAATTTTAGACGCTTCTGGTAAGTTGTGTTTCCTTTGGTAGCAATATTTCGGACAACTATGGTGCCAAGATCAGGCTTCGGCACCGGGACGTTTCTCGATACTGGAGAGGACTCTCGTTGGCTAAAGCTGTACCCGTTAGCCTCAGTCCATGTGTCAGTGCCTTCGTCATAGACTTGCATGCGCCCGCTCCCCCCGCTGATTGAAACTAGGACGTCTTCTGAGGCGGTAACGTCTGTCCGATATATCAATCGCCAAGCATAGGCACCCGCAGGCACTTCCAGCGTAAACGACGCACCAACGCTGTCGCTAATACGGGTGAGTCCCTGGCGGTAAAGGCCATCGTCCCATTCGGCGGCGTCGTGATCAGTAACCCAGGATCCAGCCAGCTCAGTTCCTGCACCGGGCTCGTCGTACCTCGCGTAGTGTTGACCATCCCATTTCAGCCGGTCCCATATGTGGCTCGCCAAGTTGTAGCTATGCATCAGAGGCGGTCTTGTGCTGGCGTCTGGGTGTCCGCTGTGGTGCTCCGTTGACCGAGATGTGAGGCTGGTCCCCGTCGACACAACTACAACGTCCTCCTGTTTCTTGAGGAACTTCGTCCGGAATAGCGGCCACTTGTCCCGGTTGCTAGGGCTAGGCTCCCCTTCTACGTATTTATACCAAGTCTCGTCATCGATTACGGCATTGGTAGGGGTTCCCGAGCTCCCTCCGGCTTGTAGCGCCGCAGCTGGGATATTCGCTTCAGGTACTACTAGTCTCTCGGAGTAGTCGTCGTAGGACGTAGGTAGCGCTGCCAGTTCGATCTGCGCAGGCCCATCCAAAGCTGACCCACTAGGAATTTGGCCCTCTTTCCATAGAGAGATGACCGCGTGGGTTATTGACTGCCCAGTAGGGACCGTAAACGTCTGACCGCCTACGACACTATTCCAAGAAATGTTCGAGATCGAGGTGACCCCGACAAAGGATTCGCTCCCGTAGTAGCCTCCTTGGGGTGTCGAATCGATACCATAAACTCCTGCACCAGATACTGAGTAAGTCTCTCCTTCTAACACATCGATAACGATTGCGGCAATTCCTAGGGTGTCGGGTATGCCTAAAAAGCTCCCAGTGCTATACCGATTCACAAAGTCTACCTCTGAGGTGTCTAGCAAGTTCTTACCCACCTCAATCGCCATCCTCGGAATGGTCGCTTCTTCTGCTGCTAGGTCGATCGCTGGTTGGAGATTTGCGTTAATGCTAGAAAGAGATATTCCTAATTGAAACGACTCATATGCCGTGGCAGCGGCCCCCTCCTCAACTTGCACGGTTCCATCGTACGTAGCATCGCTTGACCCTGCATTTGTTAGATTAACCCACAAGTGGGTGTGACCTGCGGGGATTGTAAAAGTGGGGGAACTTGCATTGCCAACGCTCGTGTAGGTCTCCCCAGTGTCATTAGGTCCCGTGGATGCGATAAACAGCATCGATGGCGCTGTCCCACTAACCGTGTAGGTCACTCCCTCTGAGACCGGTATCCACCCAACCGACCTATAGCTTCCGGAGGCGATGACAGCTCCCGATCCAGGTGAGTAGTATTTCCCCGCTTGAATATATGCAGGATTTACCAAGTTCTTGTTAGGCACATACTGCACTAGGTAGTTCTGTAAGTTTGGATCCGCTACCAAAGCTGCGGCTAGGTCATCTAAAGCCTGCAAGTTGGCGGGACTCGTCGCCAAGTAGTCAGCAAAAGCTTGGTCCAAGTCGGCGGTGTCGGCTTTGCCGTCTAGGGATAATTGCAGGCCGTCAACAGTGCCGATCGCTTGGGTCCCTGTGTGACTAGCACGGGCACGATTCGCGGCGTCACGAGCGTCTAGGTCTGCTGACACCTCCCTTTCCAGAATCAATTGATTCATCGCGGCTATAGTCTCCACTAACTGATCAACCGTGCTGATTGCTTGTGTCCCTGTGTGATTGGCGCGGGCACGATTCGCGGCGTCACGAGCGTCTAGGTCTGCGGGGATCGCGTCAATTGATGTTTTGATGCCCCCCAACTCGTCGCCAAGGCCCGCACGGAAATTTTTTCCATCTGCGCCTAGCACTATAATCTCGTCCCCAGCTTCGATTGCTTTCTGGGCTAGTTCACTGGTTTTCTTGCCTTTGGTTTGAGCAAAGGATACCGCAAGCATAGCGAACATCGTTAGTGTGATAATCTTTTTCATAAGTGATTTGCAGCTAAGAGCGCGGTGTCCCCGTCAGGACTCCCTTCGCCGGGCACCGCTTGAGTTGGTTGCGTGGCAGAGCATACGAGCTTGACCATTCCATGAGACCCTTTGGCTCTGACGATAGCGTCAATCTGATAATCAGCGTAGTAGACTCTAACCATGTCCTTAGCTCGTAGATGGCGGCAGTCGATCTCTAGAGCGGTAAAGTCCGTGGAAAAGCTTGGTTGGTCTCTATCAGATACACGGGAACTTCCTGCGCTTACGTCCTCGGCAACCCAGATAGATGCGAGGGATGTCCACTCACTAGATGGCTGGCCGTATGAGTCGACATCATCCCCCTGACGCAGGATCTCGGCCTCAATGTCTCTGCGTCCGCTAGTCAAAACTGATCCTCGGGGTTGCGTTCAGTTTGTCTGCTTCTGCTTCTGCTTCTGCTGCTACCGCTGCTCGCTTGGCTTCTTCAAGCTTCGCCGGCTCTTCCGTTTCCAATGTTTCCTGGGCTTCTTCTAATGAGCGCTTAACCTCTGCGCTAGTGGTAGGGTATGCTGGGAAGGTCACTACTGACACGTCCCGCAGAGACGACAAACGGAATACGTCCCTAACAAGGCCGCCTTCTTGCTCTGAAAATTTAGAGCCATCTCGAGCCTGGAACCTAAAGGAGCTCTGGTCAATATCGCCCCGACTCATCGCCGCTGCCAGTGATCTAGATTCTGGATGTGATAGGTTCAAGTCAAATGAGTATCTGAGCCCCTCGTCATCTATGGAGAGCTCTAGGGTGTTCTCCTCGCGTCCTCCTTTGTATCGTGCTAGGGGCACTCCTTCATGGTTTATCAATGCCCTAACGTCCGTGTTAGGGTCTGCTAGCACGTCGTCAAAGGCTCCTGGTGAGATAATCTCTCGATATCCACCAAGATCATCGGAGAGCTCGTTGAATCGGGCCGCGTAGCCCCTAACCGAGACGCTGCCAGCTCCTTCGTCGATTGCGCGTAGGTCATCGTCAGAGAAGTCGTCAAATGCACCAGTTAGGCTTCTTGAATCGTGGGTGTTTGTGCTCATGCTCTTGATAGGATGTCCGTAGCGTCTTCTTGGTCAATATTGCGCCCAGTGGCGCGCATGCTAGCGTTTTTAACTAGAGATTCAGCCAACTCACCAGCGTCTAGACTGCCTCCAAGCCCTTTAACCGCTTGTGCAACTGGCTCGAGCCGCAGAGTTGCCGCTCGTAGATGGTCTGCTAGGAATTTCTCTACTCGGTCCCCCTCGTCTTCTTTGCCATGTGCTCTAGCAAGTGCTTTCTTTTCGCGCTCTGCTAGCGCTCTTAGTGCATCTCCAAGGATCGGCTCGAGCGCTAATAGAGCCGATCTGCTAGCATCTGGGGCAGGTTGCGTGGGTTCCTCTGCTAAACTGGCTTCTTTGGCCGCTTCCCGCTCCGCAATCGTTGAATGATTCATTGGGAGGATGAGTTCATCGCCCCCTTCAATCGGGGAGAGTCCTTCGCCTAGTCTCGCCTCGTTAGGTGTCATGATTCCCCCTAACACAAATTTCTCAGATGCCTTCGACCTTTGCTCCGTGTCTCCTTTGAGTATCTCCCTAGCATCATGGCGGATGCAATAGCCCGCCTTTCGTTCTGCGGATGTTAGCCAAGTGGTATTTAAGACGGATTCAATGAAATTGACCCAGGGGAGCAGGGTATCTGTGTAAAACTCCCGGCTCATTTGCTCAATATTGTTGAACGTCGCTCTGTCAAGTGCCCCGATCTTGTGCATGGGGACTCGGAAGATCCTGGCGATCTCTTCCACGCTGAACTTCTGCGCCTCAATAAACTGAGCATCTGCTAGGCTCATTGAGATAGGGCTATATTCGGTCCCTTCTAGCAGGATGGCGGTTCCTGTCCCACCTCGAGCCTGTTGCATCTGCTGCGCCCACTCATCACGCATCTGTTTTCTAATGTCCTCGTTTCGATAGGCTCGCATGCCGACCGACAAGATTCCCGAAAGCCTAGCTCCTCCTTCGAACGTCGCCACTCCATGCTTCTGCTGCGCTTTGGCTGAGGCTAGAGCATAGCTGGCAATAGGTGAGCACCCAATCACGCCATCGAAGGTTAGGCCGAGAAAGTGACTAACGTCAGGCTTCATCGCAACCGTCGTTCCGTTGCGGTAGTCAGTCGAATATTCGTAGACCATCCGCCCATTCGGCTTTCTGTCAGGGAATACGTAGTCTGTTAGGAGAGGCTCGACTCGGTCCACTCTACCCCTATCCCAACCGTTGATAACGTATGAGTTGCCCCTGAGCACTAGTTGCGAAGTAATCGCGGTTCTAACGCTCGCCCATGACATTTCCTCGTTGGGTATATCACGGAGGAACCCGTCTAAATAGTGACCTGGTTCCCTCGTAATCGCTCCTTCGTCACGCTTGTAAACGTGCAGGGGCAATGCACTGATGCTTTCCGAGATCACCTTAACGCATGCCCAGACGGCGCTCATCCTCATTGCTGAGCTGGCGGTTGAGTCTCCTATGCTATCAAGATCAGCTTCCGGTCCGAAGATGTCGGATGTTGTGATAGAGCGGTTGGCACTCTGGACATCCACCATCTGAGCGGATTCCTGGTCGAAAAAATAGCGGCTCATAGGGTGGCAATTGCTAGCTTAGGACATATTGACCGAATACGCAGTATCTTTTAACACAAACTCACAGGACTCAGCCCCAGAAATCAAGAGGTGATTTTGGGGCGTCGTTAAGTTCGCCGTCTGCTAGTGCCACTCCTAGAGCCATGATCGCTGCCACAATGCCGTCGATCTTCTTGGAGGTGTCGTGGCTTTTGTCTGGCTTAATGTTGCCCGCCGGGTCCGTCTTAACTACCGTGTTTCCTGCCATCCAGGTAAGCACCTTATTTCCAAAATGATTCAGCTCGCCTCCAATCACCATCCGCTCAAAGTCTTTTGTGGGCGTAGACATCGAGACGAAGCCTTGCCCAAACGCAGCTACATCTATTCCCTCATCCTGAAGTTCTTGGATCATCGCGTGGGAGAAGGTCCTATCAAAAGCCAAGGTTCTGATGTCGTAGTCTTTGAAGTCCTTCAAGATCTGTTTATTAACAAAACGATAGTCTGTCACATCACCAGGAGTCTCAATAATAAGCCCTTCGTCTTTCCACGGCTTGTAGGGGACTTGTGTCTTCCGTTCACTTTCGTTAATCGTTGCCTCTGGAGCGAAGAACCTCACTAGTAGTTGCCATTTATCAAACTCGTCTTGTGGCGGGAAGAGCAACGCAAATGCACTTAGATCTGACACTTGAGCCAAGTCGAGCCCAGCGTAACAGTAACACCCTAACAGGTCTTCTTCGGTTACTTCAGGCTCTAGGCATTCCTGCCATTTGAGCATGTCTAACCACCCTTCACTGACAGACACCCATACGTTAAGTCTCTTGGTTTTGAAGTCTGCTAGAAGGCGAGGTGAGGACTTGGCCCGATCATACGCTTGAGCGAAGGACTCTTCGTAAACACTTTCACCAAAGTTGGGGTTGGCTTTCTTCCATGCTACCGGATCATCTATCTCATCACCCTTGTCGATAGTGTAGACAATGCCAAAGTACGAGTCGTCGTTTGCCGCCTGCTCTAACACAGATTTCACGTGATTCTCAAGGTCTCTACATATTCCGTCAGTGTTAGCCCCCGCTGTAGTGATCTGTAAGAATAGCGGTTGTTGTCTTGCACCAAACGCGGAGTTAATAACATTGTGCAAATCTGGGCTCTTCATCGCATGAAACTCATCGAGTATTGCACACGAAGGATTGAGCCCATCGAGATTATCCGCCTCTCTACTCAGCGGCTTGAAACATGACGTCTCGTCATATTCGATGGCACTGGGTTGTTTCCGGTGAGTGAATAATTCCGTGAATGCTGGGTCGCCAGATTTCTTAATCATCTGGCTAGCATCGTTCCAAACGATCTTAGCTTGATTGATAGTGGTCGCAGCACTGTAGACTTCAGCGGCTGCCTCTCCATCCGCGAAGAGCATGTAGTTTCCAATAGCTGCGGCGAGGGTGCTCTTGCCGTTCTTGCGTGGGACTGCAATGTAAGCGTGGGAGAATCTTCGAAGACCTGTTTCCCGTTTCCATCCAAAGATACATCCAACAATAAATTTCTGCCAGGGTAGAAGTGTTAGAGGTTCGCCCGCCCATTGCCCTTTATAGTGGCGCATCGATTGAACGAAGTTGATTGCGTGGTCCGCTGCTTCCTCGTCGAAGTAGATGTCGTCACGCTCAAGGTCTCGGAGGTGCCTCTCAGCCGCGAGCCTAACCCAATGACAAGAAACGATCTCGCCAGACACTACTTGTGTCGCGTAATCCGTGGCGGGGTGTGGCATTGCTAGACTTTCTTCCTGAAGCTGGACGGTCCTTCAAGGACTTTAGGAGGTGCCTTGGCTGGGGATGCGTCTGTCGTCTTGGGGACAAGCCCTAACGCTTGACCTGCTGCCCGAACCTCTTTATTTGCACTTGCTAGGACATTAACAGCAGGGTTAGTATACTTTCCGCCTGTCTTCTCGGAGACAATGACCACGTCGTTTCCATCAAGTTCGTCAATTGCTGCCTCTGCGAGAGCAACCGCATTGCAATATTGGCGGATAGTTTCTTCGAGGTTCCAGCGCACCCCTAGGTCTAGGAGACGTGGGCGGGTTCGGAGGTAGACCGCTTGTGCTGATTTTGATGCTCGATCAAGAGTGGCGGGTAAGGATTCGTCCATGAGGTAACCTAAAAGGCAGGTAGAGGGTAGCTAGGAGTATTCCTGGCAAACTGAGCCGACTCATACGGTAGCTAGGAATATAGTCTCCATAAAAATATAGTTCCTTAGCGCTCTTTTAGTAGCCTTTCTGGGAGATTGTTAGGTGCCCCCTTACATAGACACAGACGCAACTAGCGTAAATACTAAAGTAACTAGCGTAAATACTAAAGTAACTAGCGTAAATACTAAAGTAACTAGCAGAATACCAACAACTTAGGCAATTGCTAGCCAATCACTTAATTTTGCCTCTTATAAGCAGGACCATGCGAGTGATCATAAATGCAGCGGTGCTAATGCTAGCTATTCCACCGGCGATCCACATGAAATCCTGGGGAAGGGACGCTAGAATCCAGGCGGAAGCGTTTCCGACAATCGCCACGAATTTCTCCGAAGCCGTGAAGTTTTGTTGCATTTGCACCAGCGCGTCACCTTACACTATGCTCAACCCCTTGCAAGTTGGGATTTCTACCCCCAACGTCGAGTCTTGATGGTGTGGCATGAGTTGCACAAACTTTGAAGATTGTCCCAATCATGCGTTCCTCCCATCGACATTGGTCGTATATGATCCACAACGGTCGCTGGGGCGATCCTCGTGCATTCTAAGGCACTGTTGGCCCCATAGACGCCCAATGCACCATCCCAGTAGGAAAAGGCGTTACAATGGCACACGGGGCTCTCAGCGAGGAATGCATCTCGAATCCTGCGCCAGCTCGAGCCATAGCAACGGGAGTCGGTCCTCCTTTTGAGGGACCCCTTGGGATTGGGATTCAGTGGAGCATGGGAGCGAGGTTTTGTTGGCATCTTCCGATTTGTAATTTTGCCGCCAACCGAGACGGGAGGCGCTTAGGTGAGCGCTTGAAACTGCGGTCTCAATTGGGGCAATTCTAAGGTATCTTGACCCATCGGAATTGCAAGCCGTTTTCACTGTGTGACGGACCGTGTAGGCCTTCCCTAATCATTTTCTCTACAAACTACCTTTACCGATACCCGGAGGTAAACACCCTTCTATGAAACTATTTCAATATCTCTAAATATATACATTTTAAGAAAAATAGAGAGACAATATACTACAAAACAAGGGGTTTCGTTGATGTATATTTGATGCTGTAGGCCTTTTCACAGGCCTACACTCCTACATCAATCTTCCTTGACTTTTCACAACTGTTCTTAATTACCATGGACAATGCCATGAATGAGACTTGCCGTGGCTACTTCGCCTCTAAGATACTTCCATAGTTGCCACTAGAACCGCACCTACCGTTGCCAGTGGAATTGCCCCTTTGAGGCGATCTCGAGCAAGGTCCAGCATTCAGTCACCGATTTCTGGCAGGTCCTACACACTCGGAAACACGCTCGATTTCCACCCAGAAACAAGAAGGCGCATCACTTGGGAACCGTCCCAAATGATGCGCCTAATTATCTTCAGCTTCTTGTAGAATTGCGTTACACTAGAACCAGCGTTGCAACTCCTTTGCCTTAGCTAGACACTTGTTTGCGTAGGAAATGTTGCCTTTCTTTCCCCCATTGAAATGACTGAGTTTCAATTTCCATGAGTTTCTAGTCTGCGGATAGTAGCGCTCATGGTCCTGGATCGTGCGCAGGAATGCGGCTAAGTTGTTTTTGGCGTCTCTCCAGCCACCTGGTTGCCGCTTCATCCAATCCACGTCACCCGCTCTCCAGTGCCCATGCAGTTGGAGCCATCCGTGACTATAACCGCCTGTATCCCAATGATGGCAATTGACGTCCCAACGTGACTCAACCCAACCAGCACCTGCGATCACGCTTTTGACATAGGCACTCTCATCCAGCCCGTCGATAGCCTCGTAGATGGGCCTAGGTATAGGGCACCCCTCTGGCATGCCCCTAGTCTGCTCCATGCTCATCGCGACCACTGTAGCTGCACGATCCATCTGAGCAAACTCTGACCATGGGTGCCATCCCACCTCCGGAATGACCCTCTCTAGCCTCCTGGGAGCCGTTTTAACCACGGTTATCGCATCCATGGCCTTACGGCTCCCCAGAATGCTAACCCTGGATGGCGCTGCTGCGATGACCGCGTGAGCCGGTAAGTCTGGCACCCCGAACAGCTGGGCCGATACGTAACGAGCCCCCTGGGGAAGTGAGGGAGGTGCCAGATCTCGGCCCTCTGCTATATAGTAGCCGAGGAGAAGAGACCCGAATGGAAGTAAGTAGGTAATTTTCATAGGTTGGTGGAGAGATGATAACCCTCATAAAGTAATCTGCAACCGTAAATTAGTTACATTAAGTGCTTGCATATTACTTTGAGCGTGGTAAGGTTCGGCATGAGCAATCCAAACGAAACGATCAAAGCTGACATGATGGACCTTTTCGCTAAGACAGAAACCCTCACCCCAGGAGCTGCGTTCATGATTGCACAACGCCACTTCCCCTCAGCTGCATCCATTTTAGCAGCTCGCGCAATCCGCGAGCTGCTCGCAGAGGGAGCAATCAAGGAAGACACTGACCCCCGAAACGCCGGATCATACGTTGCCGCGTAACCCCCCACTTCCCCGCTCGCCCGGTCCTTAAATGGGCCGGGCTTTTGAGGTGAAGACCTAACCAAACCAAACCAACTAACTAACATGAGATTTGTAAACCTAACACCTCACAAAATCACCGTAGCCGGGATATCCTTTCCGGCTAGCGGCGATATCGCCCGAGTCACCACAACGTCTACTCCCAGAGGCGAAGTGGCTGGCATCCCTATCACAGTCACAGTCGCCGGTGACGTAATCGGTCTACCTGCGCCCAAGGCAGGCACTCTCTACGTAGTATCCGCCATGGTTAGATTGGCTTGCCCCAATCGCGGGGATGTGCTTAGCCCTGGTGCTCTTGTCAGGGATGACTCGGGCCGGGTCGTCGGATGCGAATCCTTAGACCGCAACCTCCCATAATTTAAAGGATGAACGCCAGCCATGAACGCTGAACGCTGAATTGCTGCTGGCAAGCCGGAAAAATAACAAGAAAGAGGTAGGCATCATCACTAACTGAACAACCCTCATACAGTATTCTGCAACCGTAAATTAAATACATTAAATGCTTGCATATTACTTTGAGCATGGTAAGGTTCGGCATGAGCAACCCAAACAACACAAACAAATCACCTTACACTCTACTACAAGAAGTCAAGTATCGCGCTCAGCAGGATTGCTTGGGGCGTCAAAGAGTCTTCACTGAGAAGCGCAGGGACCTGAAATTCCTGACAAGGGCCCAATTCGAGGCGAAGTGGGGGGCTTAGTCAAGCCAACCAACGAGCCCACCCTCCAATCGCCCGGCCCATTTAAGGGCCGGGCTTTTGTGGTGAAGGATGACAACAAGCCAACCATGAAACACCTAACCCTAACGCTCCTCTTAGCATTGTCCTCATGCGCCTATCGCGCTCAGGACAAAGGTAAGGACGGCATCAACGCGCTCTCTCAGCATGAGAGATACGCAATCGGGAGGATCCTATCTCATGAAAGATCCAGATAAACGGTCAGAAATGGATGGATTCTGCATATTTGCGTATTGCAGTATTGCTGCCTTAGCAGTAGCCCTAATTTTAATAGACGCCATTTTACTATGACAACTGATTTAAACAACCCAACGAAACGAGGCCCAGGCCGTCCAAAAAGAAAAATTCCACGTACGCCGGTTACTGTCCGCCTCGAGCCAGAAGTGGCAAACGAGCTTCGAAGGCTGTGCAAAGAGCAGGGAATCAGCCAGAGCAAGCTAATCACCAATCTCTTAACAAATGTTTCTGAGAATCCCGCCGCCTAACGACGTGCTTCCAGGATGTGGGTTGACTGGCGACGAGGTAGCGACGCTAGCAGAAGACCATGAGCTCAAGATCTATTGGGTCAAGGGGCGGCGTCTACTGCTAGCGAGTGACGTGTTCACGGCCATCCACGGCTCACGGGCGCCCAGAAAATTCGCATCTATCCTAGCAAACTACCAAAGCACCCATGAAGACGTGAAACCCAATGGGCTCACGCCTCTGGTTTCTCGTGTTCACTCACCGGCAGAGCTTTGCAGATACCTGGACGATCTCCAACATCTAACACTGTTCCTGACATACACCAGGGAGACGGTAAACATATACTCTGTTCAATCGTGAAATACTTAGGAATAGACCCAGGAAAGTCGGGAGGATGGGCAATCCTCAGTGATGAGGGTGATCTTCTCCGCCAGGGGGAAAGTGTAGAGGATTTACGAGGTCTTTCCCGTAGAGGGATGTCGAGCATGCTTGAGAAAGTAGGAGCATCGCCCCAGATGAGCCGAAGCGCTGCGTTTAGCTTCGGGGTCGAATATGGACAGTGGTTGGGGTTCCTCGATAATGTTGAGTTAGTCGCGCCTCAGAAGTGGCAGTATCACTATCAGAAAAACGGTTATAGGCACCTGTTAGAAGGTGTCCAAGGACCTGCCAGGAAGCGCAATCTTCGGACCGTTGCTCAGGACGTTTTTCCCGACGTAAAGGTCACCCTACAAAATGCAGATGCCCTACTCATCGCCAACTACCACTACGAGACCAACGAATAACATGAATGCCTGTTAGATCAACGCGCCCAAAGCGAGGCTATACGGTTTGCATTTGCTCAGGGATTTGAAATGGCGCAAAGAGCAATGCAGGAACGCTTGGACGAAATGCAAGAGGACTTAGACTTTGCCAATGAGAAGGGCTGCAATTTTACTGGATAACGCATGAGGTCTGCCACGACAGAGCGAGGAACGAGCGATGGCGTTGTTCAGCACCGTCTTGTTCGCCATTTGGATCTGTTCAGCGGTATCGGTGGATTTGCTCTGGCCGCTCGCATGGTTGGAGGCATCGAAACCGTGGGGTTCTGCGAGATCGACCCCTGGGCGAGGAGGGTGTTAGTGAAGAACTTTTCAGGTGTCCCGATCCACAACGACGTAAAAACATTATTAGGAAACGAATATGGAAAAATTGATCTTATCACATCCGGGTACCCCTGCCAGCCATTCAGTCGAGCCGGGAAGCAAAGAGGCACGAAGGATGACCGTCACCTCTGGCCGGAAGTGCTTCGAATTGTTGAGCAAACGCGACCCTCTTGGTGTCTGTTTGAAAATGTTACTGACCACGAATACATGGGACTCGACGAGGTGCTTGCTGACTTGGAACGCACAGGCTACCAAGGGAGGCCGATTATTATTCCGGCTGCGGCTGTTCAATCCAACCATGCGAGGGAGAGGCTTTGGATTATTGCCCACGATGAGCGCACAGGAACCGAACTGGAAAAACATCACGGTTCTGGACAAACGAGGAAACCCGCCGCAATCACACAACGAAAGATGGTATCAAAAGGGAACGGGGAGACTGGTTCAGAAGGGACTGAGTCAGGTCGTGTGTTTCTTAACGGGGAAACCTTTTCAGTTAATGGACAGACTGAACCCCTCTTTCTGGGAGGCGCACATGGGATACCCCATCGGCTGGACAGACGTAGAGGACTCGGAAACGCAATCCACCCCCGAATTGCCAGCGAGATCATCGGGGCAATGACATTTCATGTGAAATAGTGCTTGCACTTAATCAAATAGAGCGTAACCTATTTACATGAAGAACAACCAAGACGCCCTCAACGAACTCACCAGCACGTTGGCCGCTGAAATTAAAGCTGGAATTCTCCCATCGACGATCAAGGTTCGCCTAATAAATAACGGAGCACCTGAAGAACTCGCAATAAAACTTGCTCGCATTGCTGAGTTGAAGGCACCGGCCCGATAAGCAAAATACACTTTACACGACTGCGATTATGAAACCAGAACTAATTGAACTACTGAAAGACCTCGCTGATGCGTTGGAAAAGCATGGCGGCGGGTTGAGCTACAAGACCTCTGATAATGGCATCTACGTATCTGTCGGGGAGGACTGGGACAATGATGTCTGCATTGGCTGGCCGATGTGTGGCAACGTCAAAGAACTGCGCCAGATCATTGAGGCTGGGTGATTACAATTGAAGATGGGAAGCCTTAACTTGGAAGATACTAACGCAATAACATGATAAAATTATTAAACGGAGACTGCTTAGAGCAGATGAAGACACTGCCAGACAATAGCGTCGATGCGATTGTTAGCGACCCACCGTATGGCATCAACTTCATGGCTAAAAAGTGGGACTATGACATTCCGAAGGTCGAAGTATGGGAGGAGGCTATGCGGGTGCTGAAGCCCGGAGGCCATGCGCTCATTGCTTGTGGCACTCGGACACAGCACCGAATGGTATGCAATATCGAGGATGCCGGCTTTGAGATAAGGGACGTGGTGAGCTGGATCTATGGATCGGGATTCCCGAAATCGCTCAATGTTTCAAAAGCTATCGACAAGGCGGCTGGAGCGGAGCGTGATGTGGTGGGAAAATCGAAGGGCGCAGCAAGTCAAAACACTGAAAGTCTTGGTAAATTTGCACCAGAATATGACGCGACAGCCCCCGCAACCGAAGCCGCAAAGCAATGGGACGGCTGGGGAACAGCACTAAAGCCAGCGTGTGAATTCTTCACCCTCGCCCGTAAGCCACTATCTGAGAAGACCGTTGCAGCCAACGTGCTGAAGTGGGGGACTGGTGGGATTAACATTGACGGGTGTCGGGTGGAGACGGAGGACAACCTAGACGGTGGAAAAACAAGCAAAGATTACGTAGGGTGTGGTGGCGGGTGGCACCGTCCATTTCAGGACGATAAATCACGCATGGCAGAGAGGGCCGCGATAGAGCGGGAGAAGGTAGAAAAAGCGATGGCCTTAGGCCGCTTTCCATCCAACCTGATCCACGACGGCTCTCAGGAGGTGCTGGATCTGTTTCCTGAGACAGGCAAAGAATCCGCAGCCCGCTTCTTCTATTGCGCTAAAGCATCGAAGAAGGATCGAGGCGATGGTAACAATCACCCCACAGTTAAACCTACCGCGCTCATGCAATACCTCTGCCGACTCATAACACCCCCAGGCGGAATCGTGCTCGATCCGTACATGGGGAGCGGGTCGACAGGTAAGGCCGCGATCGAGGAAGGTTTCGACTTTATCGGGTGCGAGCTGGATCCAGATTACTACAAGATCGCATGCGCGAGGGTTGCACAAGCATCAGAGGGAGGGACAGGGGAATGAAGCTCCACTCATGGCAGGAAGCTAACGTAAGTCGGCTAGCCGTCATTATCGGAACGGGCGGGTGCGCTGCGGATACTAGCGGCACTGGCGCAGGGAAAACGGTAATGGCGGCGATCGCCTGCCGCTCTGCACACCGTCGACCCACTGTCGTTTGCCCCTTAGCGGTAGTCCCCTCGTGGGTTGAGACGTTAGATAGGCTGAGCATCGACGGCGATGTGATACATTACGAGGGATTACTGGCACAAGCGCGAAAGGACAACTCGCCACTAGGTAAGTGGTTCAAGAAACCTCTACCCGCTAAGGAAGGTCTTAGGAAACGACGCAGACAAGGCACCTGGAAATGGACGTTACCTGACAACGCTTGTCTAATATTCGACGAGGCTCATCGTCTAAACGGAGAACGCTCTGACGTTAGCCAGTTGCTCATCGCCGCAACTAACCAGAGGATTCCTCGTCTACTACTATCCGCAACGCTAGCGGTGTCTCCGCTCAAATTCAGAGCGCTTGGCCATGCCTTCGGGCTCTACTCGGATCCGAAGCACTGGTTTAACTGGTGTCAGTTCCAAGCAGGATGCTCTCAAGCATACTTCGGTGGTCTCGAGTTTAAGGATCGGGAAGCGTGGAAGAAGATTCGGAACAAAGTCGGTAACAGAATCGATGGCATCGACACTAGCAAGATCGAAGGTTTTCCCAAGTCGACGTTGTTGCCTATGTCAGTCCCTGGAGCAAAGAACTTAGACAGCGTCTATGCAGAAGAGCTTCAGGATCTTAAGGACCGAGCGGAGAGCGCATGTGTTGAGGCACTGCGGGGTCGTCAACTCTCCGAACTTGGAAAGGTGCCTTCGATTGTCGAGCTCGCTTTGGAAGCCACGAATCGTGGAAATAGCGTTCCGATCTTCGTCAATTTCACGGCGACCCGAGAAGAGCTTGTCGCTGCACTGAGAGCAAAGGGACTCCGATCCTCTCAGATATACGGAGGACAATCTAGAGCAGACAGAGCACTAGCAGAATCGCGATTTCAAGGCAACGCAGATACCATTGTGATTGTGATGGCAAGCGCTGGGGGCACTGGTCTTGATAGTCTGTCAGACATCTACGGACGACCTAGAACGTCTATCATTTCTCCCTCTGCTGATCTCGTAACATTCCTTCAGGTCCTTGGTAGATGTCCTAGGGCTAACTCGAAATCTAGCACTGACCAAATGGTCTTATTCACGGAAGGTTGCGAATACGAACAACGAGTTAAGAAAGCGTTAGAGACCAAAGCGGATGACCTTGGAACATTGTTAGCAAGGGATCTGGAGATTGTACTATGAATAAGGTAAACGTTAGAGAAGGTAACTGCCTCGACATCCTGCCAACCATGCAAGCGGGCAGCGTGAATTGTTGCGTCACATCACCTCCATATTTCGGCTTACGTGACTATGGCAACGATGAACAGATCGGACTGGAGGAAACGCCAGAGGCATTCGTCGAGAGCATGGTCAACGTGTTCCGAGAAGTGAAGCGGGTGCTTGCAGATGACGGCACGCTCTGGCTGAATCTTGGTGATAGCTATGGGAAAGGGAAGCAACTCCTCGGCATCCCCTGGCGCGTTGCCTTCGCATTGCAACAAGATGGCTGGTATCTGCGACAGGACATCATCTGGAGCAAGCCAAACCCGATGCCAGAGAGCGTAACAGACCGATGCACGAAGGCGCACGAGTATATTTTCCTGCTGAGTAAGAATGCTAAGTATTTTTATGATGGGGATGCTATCAGGGAGCCGTATGCGGGGGCAATGTATGAAGGTTCAAACAATGGCGCGGTTGTAAACGGTGACAGAAACGACAAAGGGAGAACGATAGGGATGAGTAATCCAGATGGACGTAACAAGCGCAGTGTTTGGGAAGTCGCCTCGCAACCATACAGCGGCGCACACTTCGCCACGTTCCCGCCCGATCTCATCAAGCCGTGCATACTCGCCGGATGTCTAGTAGGAGGCACGGTGCTTGATCCTTTCGGAGGCAGTGGCACGACTGGCATGGTGGCATTAGAGCTAGGGCGCAGTGCTGAGTTGATCGAACTGAATCCAGATTATGTGGGTATCATGAAAGGGAGAACTAACGTGACTCCTGGTTTCAACTTTTAGACTGCAAAATCCTTCCGAAATCATGAGAGAAAAGAAGACCCTGCCAACGAAACCAACAAAGCTCTATATCGACGCTGACATTTTGCTCTATCGGGCATGCTTTGCCTCGCAGAGCTATGACCCACTAACAGAACGCTACCCAGATCCGAAGGAACTTTTTGACGAGTCGGTCGAGAAGCTTTTCAAAGAGACCGGCCTTCATGATTATACCTGCTGTCTCTCGTCTAAGAATAATTTCCGAAAGGAAATCTTCCCTGATTACAAAGCTAACAGAAAAGATAGACCCAAGCCCCCAGGACTAAAAGAACTACGCAACTGGATTCTGACGCAACGCAGAGGATGGACAGTCGATGGGCTTGAGGCAGATGACCTGCTGGGAATCATGGCAACCAGTGACCCACGAAACTTGATTACGAGCCTCGATAAAGACATGAGGACACTGCCAGGGGTCGCCTGGTATAATTTCAAAAGCGGAGAATATGAAACTCAGACAAAAGAGGAAGCAAGACATAATTTTCTCGTTCAAGCTATCGCTGGTGACTCTGTCGACGGTTACAAGGGAATCCCAGGAATAGGCCCAAAGAAAGCCGAGAAGATCTTGCTAGAAGGAGGTGACCGCTGGTCTACCGTTGTCGGTGCTTACGTTAGACATGGACTCACTGCACAAGATGCCTTTGTAAATGCCTCAATGGCTCACATTCTCACAAGCAACAACTTTGATCTAGATACACTAGCAATGACCCCGTGGAAACCTGCGGACTTGTTAGAGTAGTTAGATCCTTAACAGAGAACCCAAACACATAAAGAACATGAGTAAAAAGACCAGCGAAGCGAGGAAGGCGTTGGTATCCACGTCTTGTTCTCCTTTCTTGGATTTGAGGCTAGGCAACGCATCCTCGACACCCACATGGGAAGCGGAAGCATCGCCATCGCTTGCCACTATTTCGGGGCGTATCTGACGGCATGCGAAATCGACGAGGACTATTTCAAGGCCGCCTGCAAGCGAATCGAGCGAGAGACGCGGCAGATGGATCTGTTTCAGGAGAACACACAAAC